TAATAGGTTCCCAAGATCAACCGAAACATGTACTAACTTAGGTGATGGTTTGATTGATAATTATCATTACAAATCTGGTATGTGTGATACAAACCGTGGACATGTATTTAACGGCAACACTACCACTACATTTAGTATGAGGACAGAAGCAAAGGTAAACGGAGTTGGCGCGCCTGGATATACATGTGCAAATATTGGTACAGTATTTTCACCAGATCGTAACAGATCATTTACTGTTGGTGAAGGTGTTGGTAATTGCTTCAGGTTCACAGCATCAACCAATGCATTTGCTACTCTTGGTAGTGGTAATGATGGTCATGCGACTGGCGTATCAGGTGAAAATAAAGGTATTTGGTGGGGTCATGCTGGCTCAAACCAAAATAGAGCGATAAACTTTACAACAGAAGCACAGAATACGATCACTATGGCAGGCGGAGCACACGGTCAACAAAAAGGCTTGTCAGCAAAAACCGGTTATGGATATGGTGGCAACGAAGGTACGTATGCCGGCGGATACAACTATAGAAAAATCAACATCACCAATGAAACTTATGGTACGATTGGTAAACCATGGGGTAACTGTGGTGAAGAAAACCATGGTATGTCACAAGATCGTGGTTATATGTTAGGCCAATATGATGATGCTATAGGTCAAAATAATAGATGCGGTAGGATCATATACGCAACTGATGCAAGTGCTCAATTGGGTGATGTACAAGGTCACGGCGGTGCATCCTCTGGACATGCTTTCTGGAGAGATTGATAAATAGTATTTGTTAAATAATAGTTTTATTACAAGGTAAAAAATGACTGATATCATAGAATATGGAAAATATAAGTATGAAAACTTCTTCCCAAAAAAGAAGATTTCAACTGATGTTTCTTTAATTTCAAACAAGGCACAAGACCTTTTAGAATTCTCTTACAACAACTACTGGAGTACTCCTAAGTTTAAACTCAAGTGGTTCGTTGGCCAAGCAGAATTTACACCATTCCACATCGTAAGACAATACCTATTAGAGTTGAGAGCTCGCGAAGACTCTTTAGAGTCTCAAGAATATGAGCTCAAGAAGATTACTGTTCAACACAAGATTGCAGTTCGTGATAGAGATTTAGAACCAGATGAACTTAAAAAAGAATTGATCCAAGTTGAAATTGATAAGATGGCGAATGGTATTGCATCTACACAATCTCGAGTAAAAGATCTATACATTGAACGTCAATTCTTCTTAGAATTGGTTAATGAATTCCTTGAAGGACCTCATGGTAAAACTCCAGATGGTCGTCCATTGACAGAAGTACTTGGTACTACTGAAGAGGAAGAATATGAAAAAGAATATTGGACTGTAAGATTGGCTCGTCAAGCAGCTATGGATCTATGTGCATTTGGAAGAATTGGTGCCGGTAATTTAGATGCTATCATGCAGTTGGGTGCTGAACAGCGCGAGGAAACTTTAGCGCTTGCACATACAGTCAACTTAGCAGTTGAACAACAGCAAACTACACTGCGCGAAGAAGCTGCTAAGTCTTTACAACTTACAAATGATGGTAAGATGCAATATATTGGAAGCTTAGATCCTCAATTAATTAATAACGCTATCAACGCTGATTTGGAAATGATTAATGCGGCGCGTGCCAAGCTTGGTATGTCACCTAATACGTCGTCTACTCCAGCATTACCAGCAGAATTTAATGAAATATATAACCTTTGAAAACAATGAGTATCTCTGCAACCTTATGTCAAAATATGAACATAAGGTTGTTGGATCTTTTTGGGCATATCTAGTTTATGAACTTCCATTTGATCTAGAAAAGTTACCAGCTGAAATAAAACAATCTATGGTTGTGCTTGAACAACCAATAGCAAATGCTTCTGCGTTTGCGCACATTGATTTCTCAAAAAGAAAAACAACGAATATAAAAGTTGAAAACAGAATATTCGAATTCGTAAAACATTCGTTTAATATAGATCCTGAAAGACAACTTCAGCCTAGGGATAAGTTTACGTATGAGCTAACTGAAGAAGATGAGAAAAACGTTGTCCAGTTTCTAAAATTGATTTTGTTAAATTATACAGATAGGCATATAGAATCTTTAGAGCCTAAAGATAAAAGCAGATATCTATCTAAGTTAAATAGTTTAAAGAAGCAGATTTCAGAGTGTAAGACAAGCCATGAATGTCTTGTTATCATGCATAATCATTTTAACTATGCGATGTTTGATATTGATGAAAACAAATTCGGTCATGCTGTACCAGGTGCACAGTGGAACTTATCTGTTCCAGGAGGAAAGACTAAACCAAAGTTTGTTACTCCAGAATCACTTGACCCGGGACCTACTATAGATAATATTAGCTCAGATATTTTTCAACTAGACTGGGTTATAGGTGAAGAGGTAGTAGTAACAGAGTAATTATATAATTTTATAGGATGAATCAGGTGATTCCAAAGAAGATTTTTAGTATACCAATCAATCCTAAACTTTCACAAGAAGAGTTTACGGCATTCTATCATTGGCTCGGTCAATATAAAGACTGGATTGCTGATGTATATTTCACATCACGTATAGATCCATTTAAGCAAGATGCGATGGGTGATGTCATCATGTTTAATCAAGATAAGGTTAATCTTATCGAGACAGCATTAAACATTCAAAAATATTTGGGTATAGCAGCATCTGCTACGTTCAATAATATTCAAGTTCCCCCAACCCAAACTAATTTAGATACTTTCATCATCAACTTTAAACCGTTATATGATGCAGGCATTAGAACAGCGACCATCCCTCATACACATTGGATGGCAACTGGGCAGATTAAAGCTGCATTCCCAGAATTATATGTTAAGAATACAATTCTAAGAAACGTTAGAAGACCAGCAGAAGTTGTTGCACTAGTTAAAGCAGGATTTGATTACATCAACTTAGATAGAGATCTAATGAGAGATCGTGATGCTCTCCTTAGATTACAAGAAGCTAAAGTTTGGATCAAGAAAAACTTAAATAAAGATGTTCATTACAGCCTATTAGCCAATGAAGGTTGCTTAGGTGAATGTGCTATGATGGATGAACACTTTGAATATAATAATACTAGGGATGATAAATCTCCGGCGTATTTTAATTCTCCAATCAGTCGAGTAAGTTGCCCTAAATGGGATGTAGAAGATCCAGCAGTATATTTAAAAACTGCAAATTTTTCTCCATGGAAAGCCGATTGGGATGAATACTTAGATTTGGGTATTGATGTATTTAAGATGCATGGTCGTGAAAGCATCGCTCGTCTTGGTGAGACCATGCGAAAGATTGAACGCTATGTTGCCAATGAAGAAATCTTGGATGATAACTTTGAACAGTTTAATAGCAGAGCACAGTTAAGCGGGAAGCCTATTAATATCTGGCGCGAGAAGATTAAGAATTGCAAATTCGATTGTTGGGAATGTCAGTATTGTGATAAGATCGAAGAGAAGAAAGATCCTTATGATTATACAGACCTAACTAAACACGTTGTAGATTCTATTGCTAAGAGCGGTATACCTAAACTTAATATTAATATCAGTGGTTTAACTAGTTCTAGGGTACAAACATTACTAAACACCCTCGCTTCTAAATGCGGATCTTATTTAGAAGTCGGCTCATATTTAGGTGCAACTGCTGCTGCAGTTTTATATAATAATCCTATCAAGGCATACTTCGTAGATAAGTGGGAAGAACAGATTCAACCTGCTAGGGATGATATGCAGACCGAAGTTAATAGTTATAACCAGTTCTTAAAAAATATCGATCCATATATCGGAAGATCTGTAGTTAAAACATTTAAGAATGACATGCTATCTACTAATCTATTTGAAATAGATTCTACGATTGATATGTTCATGTACGATGGTCCACATGATGTAAAGTCTACAGCAGAAGCAGTTAAATATTATTGGTCTGCGTTATCTAATGAAGCTATATTAATATTCGATGATGCCAATTGGGAAACTGTGGTCCAAGGTGCTAGGGAAGCATTACAAGAATTAGATGCTCATGTAATATATGAAAAACTAATGTTAAATTCTGAGGAAAACCCTAGAGAATGGTGGAATGGGTTGTATATTTTAGTTATTAGGAAATCATGATTAAGAAGATAAAGAATATTGTTATATTCGGTGGTGGTACTAGTGGTTGGTTAACTGCTGCATACATGAGTAATCAGTTAAACTTTCCATGTAATATCACACTCATAGAAAGTAAAGCTATAGGGCCAATTGGTGTTGGTGAAGGAACTCAACCATTTACCTCTAGGTTTTTGCATGATGCAGGTTTAGAACCTAAGCAATGGATGAAACCATCTCATGCTGCATTTAAGTATGGTGTATTATTATCTGGTTGGAATAAAGAACCGTACTTTGTAGATAATGATTTTATTGAAAATCATATCATGGCTCCTGGGCTTTATGCACATGATTATTTCATTGATAAGCCAAATAAAGAATTCACTGAATGGTTGCCAGCATATCGCTTAGCGATGGCAAATAAAAGTCCTAAGCTTGCTGGGTATGACCATGCTATGTCGTTGCAATCTTTCAAAGATTGGGGTGCAGTACACTTTTCAGCAGCTGATATCTTAGATACTATCCATGATTTAATTAAAGATCGTATTACCTACTTTGATACTAAGATCACAGAAGTTAAAACATCTGACGAAGGTATTGAATACTTATTAGATGAACAAGGAAGAAAACACACAGCAGATCTATTCTTAGACTGCACAGGATTCGAAGCTAAGTTAATCAACAAAGAGTTACAAGTTCCATTCATTGATATATCTTCTATCCTTCCATGTGATAGTGCTGTTGCTATGCCAACACAGTTTAAAGATCCTGTCAATGAATGCCATCCATATACAAAAGCAACTACCATGACATCTGGTTGGAGATGGACAATCCCAACGTTTAAGCAGATTGGTAATGGTTATGTGTATTCTTCAAAACATCTGACTCCTGAACAGGCTGAACAAGAATTAAGAGATTCTATTGGTGAGTATGATGCTAAAGCTCGTCACCTTAAGATGAGATGCGGAGCATCTGAAAAAGTTGCACATAAGAACGTTATTGCTGTTGGATTATCTGCTGGATTCGTAGAACCATTAGAAGCAACTGGTATCACATTCACTACAAAGATTGTAGAAGCATTATGTGGTGGGTTAAATCATCATAATGGTATTTGGAATGAGAATTTGGAAGGTGCATTCAATGCTGCATACATTAACATGGTGGTTGAGATTATTGCATTTGTATGGGCGCATTACCATTATAGTGATCGCGATGATACTCCATTCTGGCAAGAGATTAGAAACCAGAAGATAGAAGATGCACCATCATATGTACAGGAAATCTTTAGTCAGTTCTATCCTAAGTTACATAGAAACTTCTATCTAGATGATAAGACTTCTGGTTTCCACACTGGTCATTGGTTTAGTATGCTACATGCAAATGGTGCATACGATGATAAAGAGAAGATGCAACTTACAGCAGAACAATTGAAATACGCTGAGTACTATGTTAAGACTAAAAAAACTGAGATAGATAATGCTATAGAGTATTTTCCAAATCATTATGAATTTTTGAAGGAATGGTATGAATCGACCGGCGACTCTCTTCCAAGCTGATTTTTTTAGTTACGCAAATGTTGGAACACCTGAGCAAAGACAAGAAATAATCCAAAGACTTCTAGATCTTAAAGCCTCTGGTGTAAAAGACATCAACTCTTTGACTAATAATCAAGGATGCTGGAGATATTCTTATCCTGTAAAGGATTGCGAATGGTTAAACGATGCTGTAGGAACTATTGTATCTGAGGCATTTGCATACTATGATAATATTCCTGGTAGCCGAATCGCAATGTATAAGGATCCTAGTGAAGTATCCATCGGCAGTTGGTGTAACATCAACGAGAAGTATGCTAGGAATGTTTATCATTCACACAAAAAATCCATGTTTGCATGTGTGTTTTATTTACAAGGCACGGACACTGGTAACCTAATACTTACAAATCCTGCAAATGTATTAAATGATTGCAGTGACTTTGCACCATTCACACGAGATTTTCTATTCGCTCCAAGAGATGGTGACTTAGTGCTATGGCCAGCATGGATACCACATGAAGTAGAACCTAATATGTCTGATAGGCAACGGATTAATATAGTATTTGATATTGATATTCCATATGTTTATAAACCAAGCTGAAGTATTATTCCCAGTACAAATTTTTACAGGTAAGATAGTATTAAATGAAAAGCTTGTACAAGATTATATAAAATGGTTAGAGGTTGAAAAACTATTAGAAGAAGACATTAGTGGTACAAGCACTACTATGAATGGTTGGCAGTATGCATTCAAACATACTGATGTTCAACCAGAATGGCATAAATCTATCATATCACAGATTGATGTTGATTTTCACTTAAAAAATAAAAGCAGTTGGATTGTTGATTATGATGTCGGAGGATATCAAGATCCACACATTCATAGAAGCAGCCAAGCGACCATGATAATTAACTTGGTTGGTAGCGGTGATTTATTATTATATGATACTAGACCAACCGGTGGATTTGAAGTTAAGACTTTGAATCCTGGAGATTGGATATATATTCCAGGTTGGTTGATGCACTCTAGTCGACCATGCAAAGAAAAGCGAAGTATTTTAGTGATTGATTATAAATGATGAAGATTGAATTTTTTTCTAGCATATCTGGAGTTGCAGATTCTACTCCGATATTAGAAGCTAAAGATTACCAGCAACCTTGGTTTAATGAATCTCGTAATGATTATATCAAACAGCTAGATGATGCTAATGGTGGTTCATTCGGTCATGTATATAGATGTCCTGGAATATTTGACCTATATAAGAATGGGTTCTTCGTAACTGCTTGGTGTGACATTAAGATTGAAACCAACGGAGATCCAAACTATTATAAATGGACTCTTCCAAATGCAGGCTTAATTGATTTGATGGATGAAGCTGAGAAGTCTCCTATTATCCAAGAACATTCATTTGATGGTGTAGCTAGACACCTTCCAGTTCCACCAAATACTTTACGATCTATTATTAAGATCAATACGCCTTGGCATATCATGGCTCCTAAGGGAATCAAGTTCATGATGTTACCAGTACCATATTCTAATGACTTTACATTCACTCAGTCTATAGGGTTACTAGATCCTGGAGTGTCATCAGCAATCAATTGTCAACTTTATTGGCATAACCTAAATGGTGCACATACCATTAAAGCTGGAACTCCTTTAGCTTATATGATCCCAATGACCGAACATAAATATTCGTTTGAATGCCGAGATAAGAACGCGCGAGATGAGAAGTGGTTGAAGAAGAAAGAGTTCTTAAAAAACTTTACGTTTACTTTTAAACGTACAGCTATGAAATCTGCGTATGATAAACACAATGAATCGAAGTGCCCATTTTCAAGGTTATTTAAATGACATTATATCAAACAATTATTGCCTGTATCATTACAGGCATTTTAGTTTTTATAGTTTACAGACACGTTGGGTTTGCAGCTATAAAAAACTGCTATAGGATGTGGTTCACACGAGAGTATTGGACTAACTATAACATAGTAGAAGCTCTGTCATGGGGCACAAAGGCGATCATCATCGTCCCAGGTTTAATATTTGGAATCCAAATTTGGTGGCTATACTTCTTAACGCTTGCTACAAGTCTTACATTGATTTGGGCCAGTAATAAAAAGTTGTTGCCAACTCTTGTGGCTTTCAATACTCTTTGGACCTGGATTAGTGTGATGATCTTAGTTAAATCGTTAATTTAGAGGTAAATTATGGACTTCGTTCTAAATGTTCTTTTAAAGAACATCGACTATCTCTGGATGGTATTCTTCATTATGATCTCTGCGGGACTAGCAAAACAGTATCAACTTTTTGCCCCTGCTTATGCCTATGTTAAGAATACTTTCAGAAGCAACAAGTTCGTAGTCGTATTACTCAGTGCTATTGGTGGCGTACTCCCAATTGAGGGAAGAGTTACTATTAGTGCAGGTCTTCTGGATACTGTGGCTCCTAAAAGCGGTCCAGGTAGAGAGAAGATGGGTATTGTAGACTACTTAGCAACACACCACTATTATATGTGGTCTCCGCTTGAAAAGACAGTCATCCTTCCAATCGCAGCATTTGGTTTATCATATGCAGCATGGATCGGGATGGTTTGGCCTTTGATAGCAATTAGCTTAATCTTCATCTATTGGTATATTTGGCAGAAGGTTAAGGATGATGAAATCGCTATTACGCCCGGCAACTTTAAGATATCTGCAGTTGCAAGAGGTGTAGTTCCTATGTTTGCTGCTATCGCAGCTTATATCGGAGGAGTAAACTTCATAGCGTGTTTTGGGTTCTTAACACTTTACTATATGTTTGTTACTCAACAGTGGGATATTAAAAAGCTATTAGGTTATGTCAATTGGAATGTCTTGATCGTCGTAGGTATTGCGATTATTCTCGGTAATTATTTTAAATCTGAGAGCGCATACTTTGAAGCTATGATTAAAGGCAGTGCTGTAGATCCTACCACATTGATTGGTATTACCATCCTTAGTGTTCTTAGCTTTGCTTTTTCATTCTTAATGGGGTCAAGTGGTAAGTATGTAGCTTTGGCTGTATTAACAGCACAAGCATTTGGGCCACAATACTTCTTATGGTTCTTTGCTGTGGATTATGCTGGTTATCTACTATCACCTACTCATAAATGTGTTATGGTTGGGAATACCTATTTTGGTACCCCATTAAAGACGTATTATAGAGCTCTTGGTGCTTGGTCAGCTTTATTGATTATAGTAGCTGGAATATTCACCTTTTTGGTATAGTATTAAACTACTTAGAAATGGGGACTTAATGGTCCCCATTTTTTTATAAATAGATTAGACAACGATAGGAGATAGCGTCACCATGAATAAACTAGTAGAACACCTCCGCAAAGTATTGACATCGAACTTTGCCCTATATCTAAAATCTCACATGTTCCATTGGAATATTGAAGGATCAGATTTCCCGCAATACCATTCTTTCTTTGGCGATGTCTATAATGACCTATGGGATCAGACTGACACTATAGCTGAATTCATTAGAGCTTTAGATGAAAAAGCCCCAGGTTCTTTAGCTGTATATGCTGAACAAAGTGTAATCAAAGATGAAGAAACTTTCCCAGGTCCAATGGAAATGTTCCAAAAATTCCAAGCTGATAATCAAACTATGATTAGTTTATATGAACAGCTTTATCATTTTGCCGAAGAAGCTCATGAGCATCAGATTTCAAACTATGCAGCTGATCGTTTAGGCGAACACAAGAAAAAAGCATGGATGGTTCGTTCTATCCTAAAAAGATAAGAGATAATAAATGGCTATCCCAACCAGCAGAGCAGAACTAAAAGAATATTGTCTTAGAGCACTAGGACAGCCTGTTATTGAGATCAACATTGATGAAGATCAATTGGATGATCGCATCGATGAAGCGTTGCAAAAATATTATGATTACCACTATGATGCGCAAAGACGCATGTATATCCCACATCTAGTAACCGATATCGATATCGCTAATGGTTACTTACAGCTAGAAGATAACGTTATCTCCGTTACACGTATCCTACCATTGACTTCTACATGGTCAGGAATGAATATGTTTAACATGAAGTATCAGATGTATCTGAATGACTTCTATGCCCTCTATCGTGCAGACTCAATGCAATACTTCGTTGAGATGCAACAGTATCTTTCTACTTTAGATTCTCTATTGAATGGTTTACAAACTACTCAATGGCAACGTCATGGTAATCGTCTATACATCGAAACTAAGTTGAGTGAGAAAGTTCAACCTGGTCAATACATCATGATCGAAGCTTATGGTCGTGTTACAAGCGATGAGATTTGGAATGACTTCTGGCTTAAGCGTTATGCAACTGCATTGATTCAATTCCAATGGGGTGCGAACTTAGCGAAGTTCGATGGTATGCAATTACCGGGCGGAGTTACAATTAATGCACGTCAATACATCGATGATGCCGAGAATGATATTCGTCTATTAGAGGAAGAACTACGAAATACTCATGAGTTACCAGTAGATTTCATCGTAGGATAATAAATGCCAACCAATGTCTACTTTAACCCCGGGGTTCTATCAGAACAACGTCTCTATGAGGATATGATCGAAGAATCCTTGAGGATCTATGGTCAAGACGTTTATTATATCCCGAGGGTTTTAAAGAATTTAGATAGCGTTACTAATGACGCTATAGCATCAGAGTATAACCAAGCGTATCTTATTGAGATGTATATCGATGATAGCGGATACTCTGGTGAAGGTACAATCATGTCTAAGTTTGGCTTAGAGATTCGAGATCAATCTCGTTTAGTTGTATCACGTAGACGTTGGGAAAACTTTATTGGACGAGAGAATACTACCATGATTGGTGGTCGTCCAAACGAAGGTGACTTAATATACATTCCGCTTTCAGGTTCATTCCACGAGATCAAGTTCGTTGAACACGAAGCAGCGTTCTACCAGTTGGCAAACATCTTCGTATATGAATTACATTGCGAAACATGGGAATACTCTGGTGAGAAGATGAACACTGGATATCCTGAGATTGATGGTATTGAAAATACATATGCTGCTGCACAAACCGTATATATTGGTTCAGGTAATGATAAATCATTCCACCCTAACGAAGAAGTACAACAGTTTGTTGGATACGATGCAAATAATAAGCAGATATTCATCATTGGTACCATCGCTTCTGCCAACTATGAAGGTGGTATCTTAGCTTCTATCCAAGTTAATGAGATAAGATCTAATTCTAAAGGAACCTCTAGGTATTTCCAAGAATCTGGATCAGGTGATGCTGCGTTTGCTAGACGTATCATAGGTATGAGATCTGGTGCAGAATATCTAATATCATCTGCTGGCAGTTCATTAGAATTACCTAATGATCCTAATGCACAAAATTCGGAGTTTGAAGATTTCGGTGATACCATACTTGACTTCTCTGAAACAAATCCATTTGGAGAACCTAGCTCTGATTATGCTATGGCAGAAGATATAATAGTTCAACCACATAAGATTCAACTTGATGGAACCATGATGCGTTTCGATCAAAACACAATAACTTGGGATGCCCAGTAATTAATAGGAAAAAAAATGGCACAACTAATATTAAACGTTGGTACTAACAATAACGATAAGACCGGTGATACGTTACGTGCGGGTGGATTAAAGATAAAAGCTAACTTTTTAGAAATCTATAATGCGCTTTCAAACGATGGATTGAATATTTCTGGTGGTAACTTATTAAAGACTGGTGGCTGGAGCGATATCCGTAATAAGCCAAACTTCGTTGCGCTTGCAACAAGTGGCGAATGGAATGATATTGCTGGTAAACCAAATTTGGTTATACAAAAAGCTGTACCTAATAATCCAATTGGTACATCTGGGCATTTAGCAGGTGACTTAGCCTATGACGGTACAAATTTATATGTTGCTGTCGCTGACTATGATGGTACAACACAGATTTGGAAAACTATCCCTTGGGGTGGATCT